AAATGGGACACGCCCCTTCGGGGCGTATTTCAAATCGTTACCGATATCTGACCTTTGAAGAATTAAAATGGGACATTTTAATTCTTCAAGGGTTTAAAAGTGCAAAGGTGTATAAAATTGAAGACATTTTTTATTCATAATAAAAGAATATCAATAAAATATGAACTATAATGAATTAATCGCTATTATGAATGAATATCCAGAATTTGAAACTGTTAATAAAAACTCTGAAAGAGAGAATTTCAGAGAATTTATAAGGGATTTTGAGAGATATGATAAAAACAAGAGATATGATAAAAACAAGAGATATGATAAAAACAAGAGAAATGATAAAAACAAATCTCTCAAAAATGTTTTATTATGTTTCGATTTAACAGAATTAATTGCTAATTTTTGTCAACATATTAATGAGAATGAAAATGTATATGGAACAAATTTTCATAATTGGTTATGCAGTGATTATGAAGTACTTGATAAAAAACGGCAATCTATTATAAATGAAAATATCCAATTTAAATATTATTTTGGATATAGAAAACATGGAGGGTATAAATATCATATTTCTGAAGCAATTAATTATGATTGTTATATAATTCGTTTTAATAATAAAGTATTTGATATGCGTATTATGAGAGAAGAAACATATTGTGATGAATATTGTAGAAGAAATACAGATTGGCCAAATGATTGCGATTGTGGTAATGAAGAAATACAACAAGACCCATGGATCGCAGATAGACTAATTCGTATAAAATAAATCACCAATACATATAAATTAAAAAAATACAAATCAATATAAACGCTAGAAAAATATAATATTTACTTATTTTTATTTTATCCGAGAGAAAAATCGGTTTCGGAAGATATTCTTCTAAATATCGATCGAATGCTTCTGAATATGAAATCTCCTCTTTTCCTATCATAACATTCACTTTATTATGAATAAAATGTATCCATTTTACGAAAGATTCTTTATTATCTAAATAAGGAGAAACTGGATATCGATCGATTAAGTTTGAAAAACGGCTTCCTATATCTGGGTTCGGTATAAAAATCGGTAGATTCATAATAAAATCATAATATTTCCGTTTTATAACTGCATTCGGTGTATCCGGATAGGACATTGCAATTGTCATTAAGAAAAACCAATAATGTGGCCCCCATATGGTCGGGTCGAAAATAGGCGCATATTGATTTATTCTTATTTTTTCGTTTATATTTTCATCCATTTTGTAAAACAAACTATATAGAAACGTTGGAATATAATCATACAGTATAAACCTAAAAGACAGGGTTAAAATATTTTTAAAAACATATATATGACCACTTATCAAAATAAAATTTATTGTAATAATTGTTCAAAACCTGGACATATGTATCATCAATGTAAAATGCCAATTCTAAGTATTGGTACGATTGTCTTTAAAGAAATTCCTAGATATCAAAATACACCAGAAATCCAATTCTTGATGATTCGCAGGAATCATACCTTTGGATTTATGGATTTTATTCGAGGTAAATATTCTCTCTATAGTAAAGATTTTATATTAAATCTGTTTAAAGAAATGACAATCGATGAAAGAAATATGATTAAGGATAATGAATTCAGTGAATTATGGAACTATCTATGGAACTATCGTTCAGTAGAATCGCAATATAAACAAGAAGAACGAATTTCAGAAGAAAAATTTAATTCATTAAAAATCGGTATATTTTTCCAACAATCATTTTTTTCGATTACAACCCTTTTGGTAGAATGTTATGAAAATGAATTTCTATGGAAAGAACAAGAATGGGGATTTCCAAAGGGACGTCGAAATCATTATGAGAGAGATTATGATTGTGCATTACGCGAATTTCGGGAAGAAACTGGATATTCACCATCTTCTCTCAAAAACGTGGAAAATATCATGCCCTTTGAAGAAATATTTACAGGATCGAATTATAAATCTTATAAAAATAAATACTATCTTTTAAAAATGATAGAGGAAACACCGAAAGTAGTCGATCATTTTGATAGAAGTGAAGTAAGTAAAATGGAATGGAAGACCTATGAGGAATGTATGGAATGTATTCGACCTTATAATTTAGAGAAAAAACAACTGTTAACAAATATTTATAATGTATTATGTAAATATAAAATGACGATTTGAGAGAAAGTATAAATATTGAGAGAATAGTATAAAAACAACGAAAATTATATGAATAAATAATATTCATATAATGTAAAGGGAATGGCTCAAAAAGATATTACTAAAAAAAAAAGATGTCAAAAAGGAACCTATTATGATAAAGTAGCCGGTAGGTGTAAACCAAAAATTAATATAATAGAAGACCCATCTGAACCTGCGCAAATGCAAGGGATAAATGAATTCTTTGGACAATTCATTGGAGAGAAAGAACCAACAGAAATACAAAACGTCCAGAAAAAGAGATGTCCAAAAGGGAAATATCGCGATCATAATGGTAATTGTCTTCCTAAACATACTAGAACAGTAAATCCAAAACCATTAAAACGTAATCGAACCCATAAAATACAGATGGTATTAAATACGCCGGGTTTAGAACAAACCTCTGAGAATAACGGTATCATTCATCCAGAACCTTTAGTGGATAATAATGAATTATTATTAGAACCTATACCATTAATAAATAAAACAAGCGAAATTCAAGAATCGGAAGTAAATAAACAATTATTTATGAAAGAAAAAGAGGAGTATCATAGTCTACAAGAAGAAAACGAAACAAGAGAATCCGACGATATTTTATATCCCGATCTAAACGACCCCGAATTCTCTCATAAAATCGCCTCGAAAAAGGAATTCGCAGATACAAAATACGATGGTTCTCTCAATAATATAGAAAAAACCGCTACTGAAATGTGTCTTATCCAAGATTTCGAACTCATGCCCCACCAAGTTTTCGTCCGAAATTTCCTCTCTTACCAAACGCCCTATAATAGTCTCCTCCTATATCATGGTTTAGGATCAGGAAAAACGTGCTCTGCAATTGGTGTGGCAGAGGAAATGCGTGCCTATATGAAGCAAACAGGTAGTATTTCTAAAACAATTCTCGTAGTAGCCTCCCCGAATGTACAAGATAATTTCCGATTACAACTGTTCGATGAGCGTAAGTTAAAAGAGGTAGGTGGCCAATGGAATCTGAATGTTTGTATAGGAAATACTCTGTTAAATGAAATTAATCCGACCAGTATTTCGGGACTATCGAGAGAACGTGTGATTGCACAAATTAATACGATTATTCGAAAATCCTATGATTTTATGGGATATAATGAATTCGCGAATTATATTAATCGAAAAATAACAGTGCCAGATGATCGTGGGTATGATATTACTACACAGAAGCAGATGACGCTGAAAAATATCGCAAATACATTTAATAATCGTCTCGTGATTATCGATGAAATCCATAATTTAACTCTGGCCGATAATAAACAGAAGAAAACTTCGGTTTTATTACAAGTCATTGCAAAACATTCGGTCGGTATGCGACTCCTCCTTCTCTCGGCAACGCCTATGTATAACTCGCCGACCGAAATCGTCTGGCTAGCAAATTTGATGAATGCGAATGATAAACGGTCAACCATTCAAACATCCGATGTTTTTGATAAAGAAGGTAGATTCGTAGAGATATCAGAGGAAGAAAGGGTCGCGAATAAAAATACAGAATCGGGTAAAGATCTTCTAAGACGAAAACTCACTGGATATATTTCCTATGTACGTGGAGAGAATCCATATACGTTCCCCTACCGTGTTTATCCAACCGTATTTGCACCAGAGCGTAGTATCCAAAATAATAAATATCCGGAAAAACAGATGAATCAAAAAGTCATTGACGAACCCCTAGCACATGTCCCCGTTTATTTAAATGAAATCGGTGAATACCAAGAACAGGCCTATCAACTCATGGTCCAATCCTTTGAATCAAATATGGATTCTTTCGAAGATATGGAAGGTTTTGGATATACTGTTCTTTTAGGACCACTCGCTTCGCTGATTATGACGTATCCGAATGAGACACTCGATAAAATGATGAAATCACCAGAAACCATCGGACCAAATCAAAAAATATCGGGGTTTATCGGCGAAACCGGTCTGAATACTGTCATGACCTATATTGAACAGAAACCCAGCGAAGAGAATCCAATTCCCCTACGTCATTCTTTCCAATATAGACCCGAAGTTCTAAAGCGCTATGGCCCGATTTTTAAACCCGAATATATCGGGAAATATTCGGCGAAAATCGCGGAAATCTGCCGATTAATAAAAGAATCCTCGGGTATTATTCTCATATATTCCCAATTTATCGATGGTGGATCCGTACCAATGGCCCTGGCCCTAGAAGAAATGGGCTTCTCCCGTTTCAGTACGGGTCAACATAAGAATTTATTTAAGAAACCCCCGACCGAGGTAATCGATGCACTTACAATGAAACCCAGATCCGAACATGTAAGAGATCCTGAATCGAATGGCGTATTTAATAAAGCACAATATATGATGATCACTGGTCATAAAGAATTCTCTCCCGATAATTATGCGGATGTGAATTATTTAACGGGCATGGATAATATTCATGGCGAAAAAGTCAAGGTTGTCTTGATTTCGAAAGCAGCGGCCGAGGGTCTCGATTTTAAACATATCCGCCAAGTCCATATTTTAGAACCCTGGTATAATATGAATCGTATCGAACAAATCATCGGTCGTGGTGTCAGAAATGGTAGTCATTGTAAATTACCCTTTGCCGAGAGAAATGTCGAGATTTATTTACATGGATCTCTTACGAAATCGGGTGAAGAGGCCGCGGATTTATATGTGTATCGCCATGCGGAAAAGAAGGCGAAAAAAATAGGCGAAGTAACCAGGATTCTTAAAGAAGTCGCCGTCGATTGTATTTTGAATATTTCCCAAACAAATCTTACAGAAGATAAACTCTTTGAAATAGCCGAGAATCAGAATATCGAAATCAAGTTATCGAGTGGCCCCCTTATCAAATATAAAGTCGGTGATAAACCTTATACTGATATTTGCGATTATATGGATACGTGCTTCTCGAAATGTGCTACTAAAAATAATAATAATATAGAAGAACCGATCCCTCTGGATCAAATCGACGCCTCTACGTATGAAACCGACTTTATGAAAACATCGCTTATCACAATGATGAAGAGAATCCGCGATTTATTTCGAGAGAAATCCATTTATTCGATTCAAGATTTAATTACGAATATCAATCTCTCAAAAACATATCCAGAAGAGCAAATTTATTTTGCGCTTACCCGATTTTTAGATTCGAAATCCGAGATACTCGTCGATAAATATGGACGTTCTGGCTATATGGTAAATCGCGGTAAATACTATCTTTTCCAGCCGAATGAAATTACGGATGAAAATGCATCGGTATATGAACGTATTGTTCCCGTCGATCATAAACGCGAAAAATTACTTTTAGAACTACCTCCCGAAGGGACAGTACCCGCTAAAATACAAAGATCCGAATCCATCGAATTAGTATCATCTGGATCCGAATATCCTGTTCTGTTACAACAGATCGACGCCGCTGTAACTACGGTTTTCCAAGACAGACAATTACTTAAAGGTTCCGAGAGAGATTGGTATTTACATGCAAATAATGTTTTAGAAGAATTACAAGGAGAGAATATTGGAATTCCAGAAGAAATTATAAAGAAATATATTGTCTATCATTTTATTGATATGTTACCCTATTCCGAAAAATTAGTACTTTTAGAAAATATTTTTATAAAATCGATAGAAGGAATATCCTCTGATAGTATTCAAAAAATCCGAGAATATTTCGATGAAAAAATCGTACCGATACGGGATACACGGGGTATTGTATTAACAAAGGGGAAAGAACTCGTGTATTTGATAAAATCGGTCGATAATACTATCGATTGGGTAAAAGCGAAATCGGAAGATGAAGAACGTATTTTATCCGAATTAAAACAATCAGTGATTCCTCTAGGAACGATGTTTCCACTCGTTGGATTTATCCATTTATTTAATCCGAATTATGGCATGTCGTTTAAGATAAAGAATATGGTCCCTGGAAAACAGAATAAGAATAATAAGGGGGCACGTGCAGATCAGGCACCGAAACCAGATTTAGTAAATAAACTGAATATGGTTTTAGAATTTGAGGAAGATGCGTATAAAATGAATACTACTGCGGCGGATCTAAGGACGATTGGTATTTCTGTGATGATAGAGATGATTATGAGATATAAGACGGATACAGAGGGTGCGAATATGTTTTTTAATCCGGAATTAGCGCTGGTGAATCGGGTAGTGGATTTATAAGTAGTGGATTTATAAGTAGTGGATTTATAAGTAGTGGATTTATAAAGGTTGGGTTTGATATATATAATTTCATATTGGATATGATATTATATGATACTATATTGATATATTTAACGACGTCTGGTTTTTCTTTGTTTTTTGGATTTTCTTTGTTTTTTAGACTTCTTTGATTTTTTGGATTTACGCTTACCACCAATAGCAGGAAATTTTATATCTTTTCGGCATTGATCTTCTGACCTATCTGATATTTCTTTACATATTCGTTTACTTTCAAGATATTCTTCAACAGTTGTTGGATTCTTATTAAATACATCTCCTGTTCTTTCATCAAGTATTTTTCTATTTGGAATATGTCCTTCAAATGCAGAACTGTATGGCATTCTTTTATAATACCCTTAGAAAATTGATCCTAAATATTCAAATTATTAGAAACCACATAAAATCTATTGATTATTATAATACAGTATAGACTTTTTCTAAAATATGACATCCAGAATTCCTAAATCAAATATGGATCGATCCAAAGTCAATAGAGACCAAGAAAAACACCAAGAAAAAGAGATCCAAGAGCCAAGAAAACGCTATGGGCCATATATTAAATCTCTCCTTGAACAAAAAATTTTCCTAAAGATTACCGAAATCGGTCAAAATATCAAACCGAATTTAGAACGAATGATTTCGTCAAAAGTCGAGGGGAAATGTACCGTCGAAGGATATATTCGGCCAGAATCGGTTCAAGTCATTAATTATTCCGCAGGAAAAGTCAATGGCGAATTTGTAGAATACCACGTCGTATACGAATGTATGGTATGTCATCCAGTTGAGGGAATGGATATCGAATGTATCTGTAAGACGCTGACAAAAGCGGGTATTCATGCAGAAGTCGTCGACCAATCCGGACATATTCCGATTACGATCTTTATCTCGCGTGACCA